TAACCATGATCCTCAACGGCAAATACCTACTCGAGGCTGCGCCCATCAAGAACATGCTGCCCACCAAGGAGCGGATGTTCGGCGTGTCGCACGGGCTGGGTGAGGCGGGCTATGACATCCGCCTCAAGCAGACTATCGAGTTTCGGCAGGGCCACACCGGCCCGCATGTGTACGTCGATGACGTGGCTCGGGCTGGGCGGTTCTGCATCGCCTCGGCCATAGAAGAGTTCGACATGCCGGACTATCTCGTTGGCATCGTGCACGATAAGAGCACATGGGCCCGGCGAGGGCTGTCCGTCTTCAACACCGTGATCGAGCCGGGCTGGAAGGGCTTCTTGACCCTTGAGCTGGTCTATCACGGGTCGGACTTCCTGCTGATCCCGGCGGGCGCAGGCATCGCGCAGGTCATCTTCCACCACACTGTGGACAATGCATCGTACGATGGAAAGTATCAAAACCAAGAGGATCGGCCGGTGGAGGCGCGCAATGGCTAAGTGGGAAGACATGCCTGACGACGGTTACCAGCCCCTGCGCCGCGTCCTTGATCTGGCTCTGGATCAGTCCGCGAACGGCAAGGGCAAAGAGCGCCACGCGAACGATAAGCCCTTCGACCGGCAGCCAATGTTGGAGATCGGCCGCATGGTCGGTCACCCAATGTTGGAGATCGGCCGCATGGTCGGTCACGGCTTTTGCCTCGGTCAGGCCATCAAGAAGGCGCAGGAGGCCAGCCGCATGGAGCCGGACGCTGCACAGCGCGAATTGCTGGGTGCGATCAACTACCTTGCCGGTGCGTACCTTCTACTGGAAGAAATGAAGGCGACCTGATAAGATCGCCCCAAACCATACCCCTGAAGGGACCATGATATGTCGCTCGTTCCCGGCTTGAGCCCTGCCGTTCGGCTCCAAGATGACACTGAAGACGCAGCAATCGGCCCGATGGATGTGACCGTCGCTGACGCTGACGAGGAGGCAGATGTCCCTGAGTTCGATCAGGACGGCGCGCTTCTGCGGATCGACCACGGCGACGGATCGATCACCGTCTCGCTCGATGGCAAGCCCATCGAGGACAGCGAAGAAAAGGGTCCTTCGGGCTGGTTCGACAACCTCGTCGACGACATCTCCGACATGAAGCTTGGCTCCATCGCCGAAGACCTGCTGCGCGGGATCGATGACGACCTGATGAGCCGCAAGGAGTGGGTCGAGGACCGGGCGCAGGGCATGAAGCTTCTGGGCCTCAAGATCGAGCTGCCCGGTATCCAAGGGAGCAACGACGGTGCCCCGGTCGAGGGCATGTCCAAGGTCCGGCACCCGCTCTTGCAGGAAGCCGTGCTGCGCTTCCAAGCCAACGCCCGCTCTGAGATGCTGCCGACCGACGGCCCGGTGAAGATCAGAGACGACGGCAACACCAGCTCGGCTGAGCGCGACCGGATGGCTGACGCCTTCGAGAAGGACTTCAACCATTACCTGACCTCAACCGCGACCGAGTACTACCCGGACACAGACCGCATGTTCCTCTTGCTGGGGTTCGGCGGCACGTCCTTCAAGAAGGTCTACTTCTGCCCGCTGCGCAACCGCCCGGTCTCTGAGAGCGTCGACGCTGACGACCTGATCGTCAACAACGCCGCCACCGACCTGTCGAACGCCCGCCGGGTAACGCACCGCGTGTACCTCAAGCCGTCGACCGTGAAGCGCCTGCAAATCCTCGGCGTGTACCGTGACGTCGAACTGGCAACGCCGCTTCTGTCCAGCCCGGACAGCGTCCAAGAGGCCAAGGCCGCTCAGCAAGGTATCAGCACCGACACGCTGAACCCCGATGACCGCGACCGCGAGATTTACGAGGTCTACTGCGAACTCGACATCCCGGGCTTCGAGCACAAGTACAAGGGCAAGCCGTCCGGCTTGGAAATCCCGTACCGCGTGACCATCGACGTGTCGTCGCGGCAAATCCTGTCCATCGTACGGAACTACGATGAAGACACGGCTGAGATGCCTGAGCCGCGCAAGACCTTCGTGAAGTACACCTTCGTGCCGGGCTTTGGCTTCTACGACATCGGCCTGCTGCACGTTCTGGGCAACACCACCAACGCCGTGACGGCCGCGTGGCGCGAGCTTCTGGACGCGGGCATGTACGCCAACTTCCCGGGCTTCCTTATCTCGGACACCGGATCGCGCCAGAACACCAACATCTTCCGCATCCCGCCCGGCGGCGCTGCGCAGGTTAAGACCGGCGGTCAGCCCATCGGTCAGGCCGTCATGCCGTTGCCCTACAAGGCGGCACGTCGGAGATGCAGGTTGGTGAGGGCCGGGCGGATGCGCCGGTCGGCACCACCTTGGCGATGATCGAGCAGGCCACCAAGGTCCTGAACTCGGTTCACAAGCGCATGCACGCCGCACAGGCCGAAGAGTTTAGCCTCCTGCGTGATTGCTTCCGTGAACATCCCGAGAGCTTCTGGGAGCGCAACCGCAAGCCCACGGTCGAGTGGAGCCCGCAGCTGTTGCTGGCTGCGCTGAACGACGTCGAGTTGGTCCCGCAGGCCGACCCGAACACCTCCAGCCACGCCCAGCGCGTCATGAAGATCATGGCCCTGAAGCAGCTGCAGGCGGCAAGCCCCCAGCTCTATGACCCCATCGCCGTCGACAAGGCTGCCCTGCGCGCCATCGGCTGGTCGAACCCCGAGCAGTTCCTGAAGCCCGAAGCCGAGCGCAACCAGATGCCGCCGGAAATTATAAAGGGTATCGAGGATATCAAGATCGCCAAGCAGAAGGCCGATGCCGACACCATGCGGGCGCAAGCTGACATGCTGAA